GGAAGTACAGCGAGGCCAGCGCCGCGCTGGCTGCGGAGATGTATGACGCGCTGGCTGCCCTCTCCGGCGCAGCGGTCCCCCCTGCCCTGCCGGCTCCGGTGCCGGAGATGAGCGAGGTGGCCAAGGCCGTGGTGGGCACCATGAAGAGCGGAAACGAGGAGATCATCTCCTCGGCCATCGGCCGGCTGGTGAAGCAGACCGGCGTGGACACCACCATGCAGAACGCCCTCCGGGACGGCGCGGAGTGGGCCTGGATCCCTTCCGGAGACACCTGCGCCTTCTGCATCACCCTGGCATCCAGAGGCTGGCAGGAGGCCAGCAAAAAAGCCATCAAGAACGGACACGCGGAGCACATCCATGCAAACTGTGACTGCACCTACGCGGTGCGCTTCGACGGCCGGAGCACCGTGGCCGGCTATGACCCGGACATATACCTTGAGATGTACAACGACGCCAGCCGGAGCCACGACCCCACCGAGAAGATCAATGCCATGAGGCGGGAGTTCTATGAGCAGAACAAAGAGGAAATCAACGCCCAGAAGCGCAGCGCCTACGAAAAGCGGAAAGAGCGCGAGAGCTCGGTCGCTGAGGAGACCAGAGTATGAAGATCCTGATCCACGCCTGCCCGAAGCGGCTGTGGTACGTGGAAGACTTCCTGATTCCGAAACTCCTGGACCAGGGCGCCGACTCTGTGGCCATCTGGAACGATGAGACCGGGCTCGGCAACCTGGCTGCCTGCATGGAGAGCTTCCGACAGATCCGCGGTCACGGAGGGACCTGGCACCTCCAGGACGACGTCCTCCCCTGCCGAGACTTTGTGGCACGCTGCCGGGAATACGAAAGCGACGGCGTCGTCTACGGGTTCACCTGCGGCGCCTTCGGAGACGACCTGAAGCAAACCGGCCGGGTCTATGCGCCGGACGTCTGGCACAGCTTCCAGTGCGTCCGGATCCCTGACGAATACGCCAGAGAATGCGCGGAGTGGTACTTCTCCGGAGCATGGAAAGCCGACGCGGATCCGGATCTCTTCGCCCTGCAGGAACTAAACCAGGGCGACGACAGCTTCTTCCGGACATTCCTCCAGACCCGGCACGGCCGGGAGCGGTTCACCAATGCCGCCCCGAATCTGGTAGACCATGTGGACTGGCTGATCGGAGGCTCGATTCTGAGCCCCTGGCGGGCCTTTGTGGCGCGATCTGCCCTCTGGGATGACCATGGAGAGCTGGAGGACCTAAAACGCGAAATCAGGCGCCTGTGAGCGCGTGATTATAAATCAGAGCGGGAGCTCGTAAAACATCCGGCTGCAGCGGAAGCGACCCGCGTCAACAAAGCGTAGCAGAGAAAGGACACCATGAAACGCACAGACATCACTGAACTGTTCCCCGATGCCCCGAAGGAAGCCATCGACAAACTCATGGACATCAACGGCGCGGACGTCAACGCCGCGAAGTCAGAGCTCGACAGCCTCCGGCAGCAGCTGACGGCAGCCCAGAGCAACCAGGGCAGCGAAGAGCTGAAAAAGGCGCAGCAGCAGATCAGCCAGCTCCAGAAAGAGCTGGACGGCATGAAGGCCGCCGAGACCATCCGCCTGACGCGGGAGAAGGTCGCCGGCGAGAAGAAGGTCCCCGTGCACCTGCTGACCGGGGAAACAGAGGAAGCCTGCGCGACCCAGGCGGACCAGATCCTCGCCTACGTTCAGAGCAGCAAAGCCTACCCGAATCTGCCCGACGGCGGCGACGTTTACAACCCGCCGAAGCCCTCCACGAGACAGCAGTTCAAGGAGTGGCTCGAAAAAACTTAAAAACAAAGGAGATAATCATCATGGCTGGAATCCCCACCAACAGAACCACCATCGCACTCCCGGCAGAAGTTTCCGCGGAGATCATCCAGAAAACCCAGCAGGCCAGTGCCGTCATGACTCTGGCGAGTCAGATGTCCCTTTCCGGGAGCGGCGCCGTGATCCCCGTGATCACTGCTGACCCCGAGGCGAACTGGGTCAATGAAACCGACCCCAAGCCCGTCAGCAACCCCGGCCTGGCAACCAAGCAGATGCAGCCCTACCAGCTGGCCGTCATCGTCCCCTTCTCCAACCAGTTCCGGCGCGACGCCAACGCCCTCTACGCCGCCATCGTGGGGCGCCTTCCCCGGGCCCTCGCCCAGAAGTTCGATGCCACCGTTATCGGCGCCGTCAACGCCCCCGGTGAGAACTTCGACACCTTCGCCGCCGCCGCTGCCCAGTCCCTGGTGCCCGGCACCGGTGAGACCGTCTATGGGAACCTGGTGGCCGCCTACGCCGACATCGCCGCCAACGGCGGCATCATGGACGGTATCGCCATCAGCCCGGTGGGCACGAGCCTGCTCCTGGGCGCCACCGGCAGCGACAACCGTCCGATCTTCAACAGCGCAGCCGACGCCGCGATCAACCGGATCCTCGGCGCCCGCACTATTGAGAGCCGCGGCATGTACAAGGCCGGCGCAGCTGGCCAGGGTACCGCAGCCGGCACTCCTGCCATCGTCGGCGTGGCCGGTGACTGGACCCAGGCCGTGTGGGGCACCGTGGGCGACGTGGACATCTCCATCTCTGATCAGTCCACTCTCACGATCGGCACCCAGCAGATCAACCTCTGGGAGCGCAACATGTTCGCGGTCCGGGCGGAGATCGAGGTCGGCTTCCGCGCTGACGTGAACTGCTTCAACCTGCTGCTCGGCGCCACCCCGAGCGCATGATCTGCCTGACCAGACCGGACGGCGGCCGGACTTGGGTGCACGAGTCTCGTCTGGAGGAATACCTGGGGAGGGGCTTTATGCTTACCTCCCCACCCCAGGCGGAACCTGCAGCCGTAAAGGCGACAGCCGAACCGAAGAAAACCACCAGGCGCAGCACAAAGAAATGAGGTGAGCCCATCATGGCCTACGCAACTGTGCAAGACGTGCAGCAGAGAATGCTCCGGACCCTGACGGAGGACGAGCAGGAAGTCTGCACGAACCTCCTGGCGGACGCCGCGGCGCTGATCGACGCGGTGGCCATCGGAGCGGAGGAGACCGTCAAGAAGATCGTCTCCTGCCGGATGGTCATCCGGGCCCTGGGCGACGGATCCACCTCCGGCGTCCCTCTGGGCGCCACCCAGGGAAGCCAGTCCGCGCTGGGCTATTCTCAGAGCTGGACCATCGGTTCCGGCGGCGGCGCCGGCGAGCTTTACCTCTCGAAGGTGGACCGCCAGTACCTGGGCAAGAGCAACCAGATCGGCAGCTACAGCCCACTGGAGGCGCTGGCGACGGAGGGCAGCCTATGACCGGGATCACCGTGACCCTCTACGAGAAAACGCAGACCGGCGTGGACGCGCTGAACGACCCCGTCTATTCCCTGACCCCGGTGGACGTGGACAACGTCCTGGTGGGGCAGCCGGAGACCGACGACGTGACGGACAGCATCAGCCTCTACGGCAAGCGCATCGCCTACTGGCTGGGCCTGCCGAAGGGCGACAGCCACAACTGGACCGACACCACGGTGGAGATCTGGGGAGAGCCTTTCCGGACCTTCGGCGACGTGGTGCAGGGCATCGAGGCGAATGTCCCGACCGCCTGGCACAAGAAAGTGAGAGTCGAGCGCTGTGAGTAAAAATTTCAAGCTGAACCTGCCCGGGCTGAATGAATTAATGAAATCCGGAGAGATGCAATCCATTCTGAACAGTGCCGCGGGCCAGATCGCCGGGAATGCCGGGGAAGGCTATGAAGTGGAGAGCGCCCACCCCATCGGCTTCATCGCCATCGCCTCCGTCAAGGCCGCGACCTTCAAGGCCAGACGGGACGACCAGAAGAACAAGACCCTGCTGAAGGCCGCCGGAGGTGTGCATCTATGACCATCGAGACCTTCGTCATCAACGCGCTGAACGAGGCGATGCCCGTCTTCTGCTACGGAAGCGAGCCGAGCCCCATGCCGGACAGCTTCGTCACGGTGGAGCAGACCGGCAGCCGGATCACCGACCGGCTGAAGTCCGCCACCATCGTGGTGCAGAGCTGGGCGCCCTCCAGGGCGGAGGCCATGGCGCTCAACGAGACCGTGGAGGCCGCCATGGCGGACCTGGCCGAAAGGCCGGAGATCAGCCGGTGCGCCCTGAATACCAGCTACAATTACCCGGACGAAGAACGGAAGCGGTCCAGATATCAGGCCGTCTTCGAGATCGTCCACTACCTCTAACAACCGACAACCACCGAAAGGAGAAACAATATGCCTAATGTTTCCAACGTCTCCGCCGGCCAGCCGAAGGTGGCGGGAGCTGTCTTCCGGGCACCCACCGGCACCACGCTGCCGACGGACGCCTCCAGTGCGCTGAATGAGGCCTTCGTAGACCTCGGCTACGTCAGCGAGGACGGCGTGACCAACAACAACAGCGCGGAATCTGATAACGTCAAGGCCTGGGGCGGCGACACCGTCCTGGTGCTTCAGACCGAGAAGCCGGACGAATGGACCCTGACCCTGATCGAGGCCATGAACCAGAACGTGCTGAAGACCGTCTACGGCGACGCCAACGTCACCGTGGCAACCGGCGGCCTCATCACCGTGAAGGCCAAGGCGGACCAGCTGGCGGACAACAGCTACGTCATCGACATGAAGCTGAAGGGCGGCGCCATGAAGCGGGTGGTGATCCCCAACGGATCCCTGAGCGAGCTGGGCGAGATCGTCTACAAGGACGACGAGCCCATCGGCTACGAAATCACCCTGCAGGCCCTGCCCGACGCCACCGGCGTGACCCATTACGAGTACATTCTGCCCGGCGCATAACACCATGGAGGGCGAGGCATGAAGACTGGCACAACATCAACGGGCTTTCACTTTGAGTTTGACGAAACCAGGGCGGACGACATCCGCCTGGTGGAGCTCATCGCGGACACCCTGAGCGACGAGGTCCGGGAGTTCGACAAACTCCTGGCCGCATCGAAGATCCTGACCATGCTCCTGGGCGAAGAGCAGAAAAAGGCGCTCTACGAGCACATCGGGAGCTTCCACGAGGACGGGCGGGTCCCCTACCTGGACCTGCACCTGGCCCTTCAGGAGATCATGCAGGGCGGCGGAGAAAGCCTAAAAAACTGATCGGCCTCGCCCGCATGGTGGGCCTCGACGAGGGAGCGCTCATCTGCGACTTCGCCGAGACCTACCATGTTTTTGACTGGCGTGGTCTGCCGGTGAGACTGGCGGCCACGCTGGCCATGGGGCTGGGGCCGAAATCTCGAATTATGAAAAAACTCAGCGGCTGTGACGCGGACATCGACACGCTGCTGCTGGCCACGATCTCAGACGCGCTGCGGGTGATGATCTGGCAAAATACGGAAGACGGACATCGGGGCCGGAACAAGCCGACCCTGGTCTCCGAAATTATCGCCGGCAACAAGCCGGAGGACGTGGGCTTCGCCACCGCGGCGGAGTTTGACGCCTGGCGTGCCGGATTAATCGGAGGTGAGAACAATGCCTGATCTGGGCGACGCATACGTGAACATTATCCCGAAGGCGCCGGGGATCTCCAATAAGATCGAAGGGCTGCTGGGGCCGGGCGCAGACAGCGCAGGCAAAAGCGCAGGATCCAAGATCGGCGCGGGCCTGCTGGGGACGCTGGGCAAGTTCGTCAGCGTAGCAGCCGTGGGCGCCATCCTGAAGAGCGCCTTCTCCGCCGGCGGGAACCTGGAGCAGGCCTTCGGCGGCCTGGAGACCATCTACGGAGACGCGGCAGCAGGCGCCAAGGCCTACGCGGTGGAGGCAGCAGCCGCGGGGATCTCCGCCAACTCCTACGCGGAGCAGGCGGTGAGCTTCGGCGCAGCGCTGAAGCAGGCCTTCTCCGGAGACACCCAGGCGGCCATGGAGGCCGCCAACACCGCTATCATGGACATGGCCGACAACAGCGCCAAGATGGGCACGGACATCGGCAGCATCC